TATATCAATATTACTGAAAATTCTATTTACATTGTCTCTAGTGATATTCCTACCAGAAAGATATCTTAAACAACCTTTGGAAAAGGTTGCGCCAAATATTAAACAACCTTTGGAAAAGGTTGCGCCAAATATTAAACAACCTTTGGAAAAGGTTGCGCCAAACATACTTAAATAACACTTGGAAAAGGTTGCGCCAAACATACTTAAATAACACTTGGAAAAGGTTGCGCCAAACAAACCATATTTTATGTTTTCTTTTTAGTAAAAGTCTAACTTTTTATAACTATATATAGTATAAATGTCATATTTTAAAGGAGTAGGAAATGGTTCAAATAGTTATGGACAATTTTGGTTTGGTGGCTCAAGCTTTCCAGGCTTTTTATATAAAAAAAACACAGGGGTTGGTGGCCGAAAAAACCCCAAATATGGTCTTATATGTAACAAACCTACTACATTATGGAACACATATACACCAGGTTCTGGCGTAGGAGCATCCAATATCGCAAATAGACGTTCCAAGATGATAAAAGCATCCTCTTGTACCAATGGAGGAGGATGTAGCAAAACAAATTTAAATTTAGGATTGTTTAAAAATCCGTTGAGCTATTATCCTTATCCAAGCATTCCTAGATACGAAGTACTTGGTGAATATTCTTTTTTACCTGCTGAACCTGGATTTAATACCATTATTCGTTTTACAGGGCCTTCTACAGTTATTGTTAATTATGCTCCCATTACTTCTATAACTGAAGTATATGTTAATGATGTGTTAGTTTCAACTAATACAGGCACTGCACAACCAGGAGCATACGAAGTTCCTGCTGGCACAGTTGGAGGTGATACTATAGTTATAATTTCAAAATTTAATGTATAGGAACAAGTTACAAGGTATGCTTTATAAAATATATAAAAAATTGAATTATAAATTTATTATATATTTTTGAATAACTTATAATACCATGGCTACAGTTATAAATGATTCGCGCAGACAACAAAAAATAATAACATCAATTAAACAAACATATGTAAGTTATATTATTGAATTATCGAGGGTAAAAAATATTTGTCCAGAAATAAACGATTATGCTAAGCAATTTATTATATTATTGAAACATATAATAAATTACAATGACAATTGGATGCTTAATGAATTGTCCAATAATTTAGAATCTATATTAGTTGTATATATATATGATTTGTCTCAACTATTACAAAATAAACTATCATTTACCAATACTATTTCTGAAAAAAGATATCAAAATCTTGTATTAGCAAATAAATATGTAATAGATATTTTGAAAAAATACAAAACTTGCGATGAGATGGCATACAAAGAGCTTGTATTATTGAAACAAATATTGTTACAAATCTAAATACATTTAATTTAGGCCTTGTAAAAGTAAGATAATGAGAGAAAAAGTATTAGATTATTATTACTTAGTTATATTACTTATTTATATTATAATATTTTAATAATAATGAAAGACTTTTTTTTACGCATTCATATTTTTTTGCGTAATCTATACTCTGGAAAAATTAAAACAACCAATAATGATGTTTCAAGTAATGAAGATATAGTTCATAACGCTCCAAATTCTTTAGCTACATTGACATTAACTGCTAGCAATAAAATATATGAAGAAGATGAGTTACTTACTACAGAGAGAACAAATGATTCTGATTTAGATGGTGAATTTGGGTTACGCAACGAACCATGTAATTGTCGCGCCTGTTACATAATAAAAGATATATTGCTTATTCGGTCTTATAAATGTGCGAATGAGAGAAAACGGGATATCTTTTTGGATATATAAAAAATTGAAAATTATTATTTTTATTCAGTTAATAATAATTTATTATCAATCACTTATAAATGGACACAACTAATATAATTAATTTGTTTATTGCTGATAAAAATATAGCACCATTTTTGTTATCACAAATTAGTAATTCAAATAATGGATTACCAGAAAATTACATCGACGAGTATAATGATGTAGTTAATTGTTTTCAAAACAACTTAATTACCAATGAAAATATTGTATCAATAAATCAAAAAATAATCACTCAAATTATTTATGATTACAATACATATTATTTAATGATTAAGGATTATTTAGAGACTGAGGATATATTATATATGGATTATCCAGTAGATTATAATTTGTTATGTTGCCAAGTTTGTAATGAAAAAATAGAAATGTTTGATACAGTTTGTAGCGAAAGATGTCGCATAGAATACATAAAAATCATGTCAATAGACAATTATAAATATTAATTGTTTATCAATTAAAGTTTTATTTATTTATTTTTTACTCTTATAAATAAAGATAACTAGAGATAAGTATTTGAAATAATTATTATCAATAAATAATAATTATTCTGGATTTTACAACCCATATTTAGCTCCCTTTGGGGATTGAACCCAAGACCTTTCGCTTACAAAGCGAATGCTCTACCACTAAGCTAAAGGAGCACTAGTTGCTATGGAATTATATTATTCCACATATAAATAATATGTTTTCTCTTTAAATTGTTTTTCAGTAAATATATATTTTTTATAAAATTATTTCGGTCGTTATTTTTCTTCCTTTTTTTCGAAAAATATGCCACGTGTGCTACAAAGCATACGGTCACCTCTACTAATATATGCTCTTTCATACCTTTGAACCCCTGAGTCTGAATTAATACATTTAAACCTCATACATAATGCTTCATGAAAATCATATGTTTTTACATTATTTTCATATTTTGTATTTATTTTATAGTGTTTACAATCAATACATTTTTTTGACTGATTATTATTTGTTAAACTATTTATATTATTTATTGAATCAAAATGATTAAAACGTTTAACAATATTAATAATATTGGGTCTAAATAAATAAGAGAACGAATTCATCATATATAATTCAATATTATAATATATATGATATACTTTCTTTTATATGAGTTTTGAACTTATATCTCTAAAAATCAACTGCTTTTAATTTTTCTATTGATTCTGGGTTTAATTTTTCAGGAAATTTTACATCAAATATAATCAACAAATTTCCCTTATGTCCATCCCTTTCGAACCCCATTCCTGGAATTAATTTTTTATAACCATTTGATATTATATTTCCTGAATTATTTGTTATTGTATACACTTTTCCTGTTACATATTTTAGTTCAAATGAAAACCCACACAACGCTTCTTTTACTGTAATTGACCTTTCTAAAATCAAATCTAACCCACTTCGTTTAAAATCTGTATTGTTCTCTATTTTTATAAATACCTTTATGTCTCCTTTACAATTTTCAGACATAATATTTCCCTTTTCCTTTAAAAGGATTATTTCTCCTTCATCCATTCCTTTTGGAACCGTAACATAGACAGTTTCATTTTCAAATGTTTTGTTTCCATTTTGAATAATCCATCTCTCTATATCTACAGGAATAGTTGTGCCTGTTAAAATTTTATCTATAGAAACTGTTACATTTTTTATAATAGGGGTTGGTTTCTGACCAAAATTTCCATGATTGGGATTAATTTGGACACCATTATGGAATACCTGAACATTTGGACCAAATGGGAAACCATTTCCGTTGCCTGGCATTTGGCCCATGTGCATAAATGGCATACCAAAAATATTTGAAAAAAGTTCGTCCACTGGATTCATATATCCCATTGGATTTCCACCACCTTGTCCTGACATCATCTTGAAAAATGGATTATTCTGTGTCATATCGTATTCCTTTTTTTTATCCTTATCTCCCAAAGTCTCATATGCTTCGCTTATTTTTTGAAATTTTTCTGTCGATTCTTGACTCCCACCGTTCTTGTCGGGATGGTGTATCATAGATAGTTTCCTGAATGATTTTTTTATTTCATCCTCACTTGCGGTTTCGGGAACATTTAATATATTATAATAACTTTCCGACATTTAAAATTATTTTTTATTATTATTATTTGAGTTAAACTTAAATACTTATTACGTATAATTATAATTATACATGTCTATTATTGAAAAAAATAATCCATTAACCACTTCTCTCTTTTTAAACAAATATCAACCCAAATATTTTACAGATTTTGTAATTGACAATGAAATGAAAGATATATTGAATACACTTATAAGTATTGATAACCTTAATGTTCTATTTATTGGAGACATTGGTTGCGGTAAAACATCATTTCTGAATGCTTCTATTAGAGAATATTATAAAGATATTCCAGCTAACCTGTATGAAGACAATATTTTACATATCAACAATCTCAAAGAACAGGGTATCAACTATTATCGCAATGACGTAAAAACATTTTGCCAAACTTGTTCCTCTATTGTCGGCAAAAAAAAAATCGTTGTATTAGATGATATTGACCTTATTAATGAACAAAGTCAGCAAGTATTTAGAAATTGTATTGATAAATATAGCCACAATGTTCATTTTATTTCGTCTTGCTCAAATTCCCAAAAGGTTATTGAATCGCTTCAATCTAGATTTATCATTATTAAAATTAAACCATTACAGCGTAAAGATTTAAGTGTTATTATGGATAAAATTATTGAGTCTGAAAATATCCAAATTGATGAAGATGGCAAATTATTTATTTTAAATGTTTCTAATAATGTTGCTAAAGTTTTAATCAATTATTTAGAGAAATTTAAATTACTGAATATGCGAGTCACATTCGAACTCGCTACTAATGTATGTACCAATATAAGTTTTTTACTTTTTAATGACTACATTAATTTATTGAAAAACAACGAACTATATCAAGCAATTTCTCTCCTTTATAATATTTATGATAAGGGATATTCTGTAATGGATATTTTAGATAATTTTTTTCTTTTTACAAAAACCACAAATATATTTAATGAAACACAAAAATATGATATCGTTCCTTTAATATGTAAATATATTACCATATTCCATAACGTTCACGAAGACGAGATTGAACTCGCATTATTCACTAATAATTTACATAAAATTGTAAGCCATTGAACATAAAGTTATTATGAACAAACCAACAATAACCAAAATTCGAATCATAAATATATTGATAACTTATTTTTATTCGTAGCATAAAATTAAATTACTTATTAAGTAACCGAATAACCCTCCTAAATCAGATATGAATATATACCCGCCGTTTCTGAACAAAAACACAATAAATTAATATAATATATATATATGAATTCAATAATTCGTATCGACGTCTTTAGCGCAGTTACAAGAATCCCTGTATTTCGAGTAGAAATAAATGACATTATTTCAAATAATGAAGAGATACATACAGCAGAAACTTTTGCAGATGCAGACGGAAGGTTTAATGTGAGAACTCGTCAGAATGGTGAAGTAGATACTGAATTTTTAATAAATCAATATTTCTCACAAGATGGAAATTCAGTAGACGAATACACAGTAATCTATATTACACAACTAAATCCAAATGATATCATAATGTTTAATAATCTATTTAGATCAAGACAACCGGATCCTTATGTAATTGAAGACTGTATTTCTTTTATTGTTTCTGATGAGGTTGAAGGCTTAACTCTTCCTATTCCTGGCTTTCACCTTGACAACGAAGAAGAAAATGAGCTGCAACCTCGTCGACTATTTGCAGACGATGATGACGACGATGATGATGATTTTGGCCCCCTTCCTGAACGCATTCCTGAGCTCAGGAGGGGTGTAGCTATGAGGTTTGTTGAAGATGAACCACCACCACCTATGACACAAGCGGAACGAAATGAACGTAATCGGAGACAACAAGAAATGGCGAATCGAATGGCACTCGCTGCGCAGCAACCAGTAAATGCGGATGAAGAACAACCATTTCCGAGATGTGCTATTTGCAACGGATATTTAAATAACCATGACGGACCTGGACCAAGTGAAAAATGTCAAGAAAATTGTAACGATGTTGTAAATGTATGTGGAAATAACCATTTGTTTCACAGAGGTTGTATTTTAAATTCGTGTAAGGCTGAAAGAGTAGATGTTGCTGCGCAGATGGGGTTTCCACAATACTCTCATTTTGAAGAACAATCAATCGCGACTGAGTGTCCTCTATGCAGGGAACAATTAGAACCAAATTGCGAAGGTCTTCGTGATAAAGAACGTGTTCCTACGGAAAATATAAATGAAGAAGGATTAATAAAAGGGGGAATATCAAGAAAAACGAGAAAATCCAGAAATAAAGGAAAAAACAAAAAATCAATGAAAAAGGAAAAAAACAAAAAATCAATGAAAAAGGAAAAAAACAAAAAATTAGTAAAAAAAGGGAAATCAATGAAAAGAAGAAAAATGATGAAAAAAGGGAAATAACAAATCTATTTGGAAGTTGTAATTGAAAATATATATTTTCTTTAAGTTAAAAATAATATATATTATTTCCTTTTCTGAGTCTAGTGGATTTTTTTCACCAAATTGGAAAAAGATTTTTCGATTTTGTACATTTTTTATTTGCTTTATTTTATTTGCTTTATTTTTTTTCTTTATTTAGGGAAACATTTAGTCTGCTAGTTATTTTATTTAATCTTTGTATAATATATATTTATATTATACAAATGAGCTCTCAATCACAAATATTTAAACAAAAAATCCCGAACGAGCTATTTGTTCAATTTCTTGAATCAATTGCTGTGAAAACGGATAAATCATATATTATTGATAATAATGTATATAAGAAGGGATTATTTAATGGAATTATAGCTAGTTTTTTTGACGAATGTACTCAATATTACCATATATCTAAGCGTAAGTATTTAGAAAAAAAGACTACATATAATTCATTTATTACTGTTATTAGACAGATATGTAAATTTAATAATCTCACATATACATCACAGATTAAATATGATAAATCTAATTATGACATCGTATATACTATTTTTTTTAATGGCTTATTATGAAACAAATATATGATTTTGGATGGTTAATAAAAATTAAAGGTTTCGCGCAACATTCGAATCGTATTAGACAATTCGCGTTTCTTAATTGTTACATTATCGTATGCTACAATTTCATAATTTAACGCCATATTGTTTTCCATAAAATAATAATCTACTGTATCGCAACTAATTGGCATGTTGTTATAATTATACAATGTGTAACTACATAGGCTCTCCTTTCCTACTACAAATCGAATAAACATATATGTATCATTTACTGTGTCGGTTCTGAAGAAAAAAGGTTCGAACTTAGTCTTAAAACCTCCTTCTCCTTTGAAAATATGGTCTCTACGCTTACCATACACTACAAATGTTTCTGACTCATAATCATATGTTACAAATATAGTTAATAATACTTTATCATATTTCTTATCATCTCTCTCTTCAATACATAATACTAGACAACTATCGGTAGCAGACATTTTCTTTGCGGTTATTGTATTATATCTTGTATTGCGTTTAAATTGTTTTATTTATTATTTAACTATTATACTTAACTATTATACTTAACTATTATAGTTAGTTATACTTAGATATGTAAAAATAACTTAAACATATTTTATAATTATTTGTATTGTAAAATATGTCAAATACTAGTCTCAATCACGGATTAAATATGCAGATTATTAATAATAGTTCATTTATTAATCCTGATAATTGGTATACTAATTATGCCTCTACATATGAAATGTTTAATTTTAGTAGGGAAGATTTATTTTTAAACTCTCACTACGATTCTTATTCCCCTAAAAAAATTGTTTTTAATTTACGTCAACATGTTGTCGATAATATTAATACTGGTAATGATAATGATAATAATAATGATAATAATAATGATAATGCTATTAATGAATTGTTTTCAACACTTTTTCAATTATTAGACAAGGTTTGTATTTGTTTCAGAATTGGTTCCCAACACATTTTAAAAATACCATTTCTACTTTTATGGCAACTTAAAGAACCTGTATTAAACGATGGCTCTATATATATCGACTTTCCATTTAAAACATTTCTACGAAAAATCGATATGGGTGCTTTATCTAGCAATGATGTGTGTTTTACTATTGAAAATCTAATTATGCTATTGGATTATGTATCTAGTGTTAGCATGGTTTGTAAAGTCACTGTTTATGATTATGTTGAACGCAGAAGATTACTCAATGAAAATTTTATTAGCGCCGAACAAATTCAACAGTTATCTACTATCAATATTTCTCATACAAACCCTAATAATTATCCTGACTATGACACAACCAATGTATTTCAACTTCGATTGGATTTGTTTAATGGCTTATCTAGAGGAATTTTTATAGGTTGTTCTGTTAATAAATTGCGCGAAATCAAATTTTATATTAACAATGTTCTTCGCATCAATTACAATAATTATTTTATTAAAGAATACTGTGTAAACATTAGCGACAACCTATTATATTTACCATTTAATAATAACAGTAATTTTTGCGATATGGTTGGCTTTCAAGGAGCCATCAACTTCTCAAATACCCAATCAATTATTTTAAAATTATCTTTTACTGAAGGGCAAAGAAATGTTTGGGTTTCCAATCTTTACAGCAATAAAATTCAATATAGACTTAATAATGCTTCTCTAGTGAATAATTTTCCACCTTTTTTTACAGAATCAAATACAATAAATCACCCAGTTATTCCTATTGTAGAAACTATTATTAATCCTTTTAATATGCTCTACATGACTGGCAATGTTATTACGAATATGATTGATATGTCTGGTAATATTATTGCCAATCTTGACAACTATAATTTTAATAGAAATAATTTTAATAGACATAATTATAATCATTATGTTAACAGTTTTAATTTTTCGAATAATTCTTCTGATATCCAAACTAGCTCGGTTACATCAACTACAAATACTGGAACTACTACTATGACTGGTGAAACTACACACAATTTTGTTGAAAATAACTATATTTTTGAAACTAACCCACCAGTTAATAGATTAATTGATAATGATAGAATTATTTGTAATATTAGTCAAGATGATATTAGTTCTGGCGAATTATATATGACTTGTAACAATTGTATGAATAATTTTAAAAAAATAGATTTATCCTTATGGCTTTCACAAAATATCTATTCTAGACGCACTTGTCCTACGTGTAGAGCTCATTGGAATAATTATGATGTATACATCAATTCATAATCTATTATACAAAATATAATAAACAATATAATTTTATTATATTTATTTACCCCTTTGGAAAGTTCAATTCAAAGGTTTATACTTCTTTACCATTATATATTTGGTTTAATTGTCTATTTACCTTTATAAATGTAGCACATTTTGGAATGTCTTTTATCTTTTTCGACCCCAAATACGTCATCGATGACCTTATACCTCCCAGTATTTCTAATATTGTTGTTTCCACTTGTCCCCTGTATTCTAATTTCACTGTTTTTCCTTCACTACTCCTATATTTTGCCACTCCGCCACTATATTTATCCATTGCTGTCGTCGAACTCATACCATAAAATATTTTGTATTTTTTTATTTCACCATTTCTATTTGTCTCTTCTATTAATTCACCGGCTGATTCTTCGTGTGCCGCAAACATCGAACCACTCATTACAAAATCTGCTCCAGCAGCATAAGCTTTTGAAAAATCACCTATTACTTGTATTCCTCCATCACTCACTATGTGAACATCTACACCATGTGCCGTATCTGAGCACTCGATTACAGCACTTAGTTGTGGCATACCAATTCCTGTTTGCTTCCTTGTAGTACAGCAACTACCATTTCCAATTCCTACCTTTATTATATCTACCTTTCCATTCATCGCTAAATCTAATACTCCTTCAGAAGTACAAATATTTCCTGCTATTATTATCTTTTCAGGATATTTCTCTCTTACACTACGACAAACATCTATAAATTTTGTCATATATCCATTTGCTACATCTAAACATATTATATTAGGATTCACCTTTTCCATTATTTCATTTAAATTCTCTAAATCTGAATCCTTTATTCCTGAAGTTACAGCGTAATAATTTTTATCTAAATCTACCGGAATCTCATTCCAAGTATAATATTTATGTAAACAAGTTATTATATGATGTTTTTCTAGCGTTTTTGCCATCTCTACTGTTCCTGTCGTATCCATATTACTCACCATTATTGGAATACCTGTCCACGAATATGTTGAATATTTGAAGTGTAACGTTCTCTCTAAAGATACTTCTGACCTAGATGAGTAAGGACTTCGTTTCGGTCTTAACAAAACATCGGAAAAATCTAATTTTATATCATCCAATATCTTCATTTTATTATATTCTTTTTTAAGTTAAAAAAATATAATTATAAACATAAATAAATATAAATAAATATAAACATAAATAAATATAAATAAATATAAACATAAATAAATATAAATAAATATAAATAAATATAAACATAAATAAAATTTATAATTTAAAGGTATTTAAATTATTAGAATTATTAGAATTATAATATGGATGAACAAGAACCTATTGTAATTAGTTATTGTAATTCAGAAATAGACAATACACATCAATGCACTGATTTATTTATACAAACATTAACACATAACAATTGGAAATATCACATTATTGGACGTGGTGAAAAATGGGATGGTTTTAAAACAAAATTGAGTGGATATTATAATTTTTTATTAACATTAAACCCAAAACAGATTGTTGTTCTCAGCGATGCTAGAGATGTTTGTTGTCTTAAACCACCAAAAAATTTTATTAAAGATTTTATGCGTTTTAATAAAAAAATTGTAGTCAGTATGGAACTGTTTGCTGAAGGAAGTTTTACTTATAAACCTGATAAAGATTATTTCCAAGTTACACGGATTGACAAATATTGGCAAATGTATAATATAGATACTTCTAAAATATACAGAAAATATGTTAATAGTGGTTTGATTGCTGGATATGCCGGCGAATTAATTAAATTTTTTAAATGGGGACTCGATAATAATTTTCAGGATGACCAAAAAGCACTTGGTGCTTACATTAATACTGTCCCTGAATTAGTATATGCGGATATTAATGCTGAATTACTACACACAACAGGAGCGTTTGTCGGTGGCGGGATATATGATGTATCTGTTCAAAAGACTGATTCCCCCACTTTTTCAGAATTAGCTGGATTAACTTCATATTTTTTACATATTCCTGGAACAAACTTCCTTAGAGGACAAAAATTGTTATATTGTAGTGTTGTGAAAACACTTTCATTTTTAAATTATAAAATTTTACCCGAACTATATCCTGAAATTAAAGACAGTTACTAAATATTTACTTATATAAAAGATATAAAGAAATTTTTATTATTATTATGTATCACAAATAATAATGGAATATTTTGATATTGTTTTAGGTTGTAGCTTCGGAGATGAAGGGAAGGGTAAGGTTGTTTATGACCTTTTAACAAAAAATAATTATAATTTATGTGTTCGATTTAACGGCGGCAGCAATGCCGGTCACACTGTGTATATTAACAACGAAAAATACGTTGTTCATCAACTGCCTATCGGCGTTTTAATTCCTAATGTTTATAATCTGATTTCCAGCGATGCGGTATTAGACATTGTAAAATTACGTGCGGAAATACAGCAACTAAATAATAAGGGTATTGTTGTTTCAGGTCGTCTATTTGTTAGCAAGGCTTGTCATATTATTACGGAAGCCGCGATTGATTTTGACAAACAAAATAATTTGGTCGGAACAACAGGCTCTGGAATCGGTTACACATATTCACAAAAAATGCTTAGAACTGGAAAACGTGCGGAAGAATACAAATCTGAATTAGCCAACCTCGGAATCGAAGTTGTTGATATGAGGAAATTCTGGAAATCCCGTTTTATTTCAAAAAATGTATATAAGGTTTTAGTAGAAGGGGCTCAGGGGTTTGAATTAGACATTAATTGGACTAATAATTATCCTTTTTGTACGTCTTCTACTTGTACATTATCAGGCGCAATTAATATTGGCATTCCTTTAAGAAAGATTCGCAATATTTACGGTATAAGTAAAATGTATGATACGTATGTTGGAACTATGAAATTTGAACCTGACAACGACCCTGTGCTACAACAAATTGGTGAACTCGGTAAAGAATACGGCTCTACGACTGGCCGTAAACGTCAGTGTAATTATCTTAATTTGGATAATTTAATTGATGCGTTAACTATTAACCAATGTAACAAATGTATCATCAATAAAACGGACATTGTTGAACAAGTCGGCATATTTCAACTATATCATAATCAACAACTCGTTAAATTTAAAAATATGGAACAAATGAAAGACTATATTGTTAGTAAATTACCTTTTATTGATATTGTTTTTTCCGGCAACCCGAACACAATTTAATTATGGAAAATAAAATAAAATAAAATAAAAAGAAAAAGAAGGGAAAAAAGAAAAGAAAAGAAAATAATATAAATATTATTGATGATATATATTATGTCTTATATATCACCAATAAATACTAGATACAAAGCTCCAATTACTTCTTCTATATGGTCTAGAGATAATCGTGTTCTAACTATGCGTCAGTTATGGATTGATTTAGCTATTTGTCAGAAAGACCTAGGTGTCCATTGTATTGATGATGCCGGTATTGAAGAACTTGCTCGCAACAAAGAGAACATTGATTATTCTGTAATTGAATCGTATGAAGAGAAATTTAAACACGATATTATGGCACATCTATACGCGTTAAGCGATTTATGTGCCACCGGCAAAAATATGCTTCACTTGGGTGCCACCAGCAACTTTATAAATGATAACGTAGATATGATTCTTGTAACAAAATCACTCAAACATATTATTGATTTATTATACAAATTAATTGAAGTATTAAAGACCAAATCTATTAAATACAAAGATGTTCCTACGCTTGCTTATACTCATTTACAATCGGCTCAACTAATTACCATAGGTAAACGTTTCACTTATTGGAATTCTGATATTATTTTGGACCTAGACGGAATATTGGATTTACTCAATAAGCTACCGTTTCGCGGTATCAAAGGAACCGTCGGCTCTGAAGATACCATTTTAAAACTGTTTGACGGCGACCACGACAAATGTGTTTCACTCAATAATAAACTTGCGGAACTGTATGGGTTCTCTAATAAATTATTAATATGTGGTCAAACCTATTCTAGAAAATATGATTTATTTGTTTTTCAATCCTTAAGCTCTTTGTGTCAAAGTGTCTATAAAATGATGAACGATATACGCCTTCTCTCTGGAAAATCTGAAATTTATGAATATTTCTCAAAAGAACAAGTCGGTTCATCTGCTATGCCTTATAAGAAAAATCCGATTACTTGTGAAAAAATTTGTTCACTTTGTCGTCTTGTTATTAATCATGAAACAAATATGTCACAAACTTATATTAATCAGTGGCTTGAACGTTCTCTCGATGATTCCGCAATTAAACGCATTATTTATCCAGATTGTTTTATTCTGACGGAACATATTTTAACTGAAACTATTAAATGTATTGATAATATTTATATTAATATACCAGTTATCGAAAAAAGCGTTGATGAACATTTACATAATATTATTTCTGAACATATTATCATTGCTGGTGTCAAAATGGGGTTTAATAGACAAGACATTCATGAAAGGTTGCGTTTAATCCTTACAAATAATTCTTCTTCTAAAGGCAATATTGACTTTACGTTAGACCCTGTATTAAAACAAATATTGGAAGAAAATAAAATTAGTATGATACCACAAAATTATATCGGACGCTGTGTAGAACAAATTGATACATTTTATGCTGGACAATTTGGCATATAATATTTTATATTTTATATTTTATATTTTATATTTTATATTTTATATTTGTATAAAATATATGGACCAAAATAATTTTGTTATGGATGTGAGTGATAGTGATTTAACAGAATTACCAGTTTTACCAGATACTTTAGAAACCCTAATTTGTGTAAATAATGAATTAACTTCATTGCCACAATTACCACTAAGATTGAAAACACTTATTTGCTCGGGAAATAAATTAACTTCGTTACCTCCATTACCAGTTACTTTACAATTGTTAATATGTGACTTTAATAAATTATCTTCATTGCCAGAATTGCCAAGTAATTTAGAAAGTTTAATTTGCAACAATAATCAATTAACTTCATTACCACAATTACCACCAAGATTGAAAGAACTTGATTGTGAACATAATAATATTAATGAATTGCCAATGATACCAGGTAATGTGATTAAACTAAATGCTAGGTATAATCCTATTGTAAAATTAATAAATTTGCCAGATACTAACCTTTTATCTGATACAGAAATTTTTGTCGATAATTTGAATTTGATTTCTGCTGAAATGTATAAAAAATTTTTAAATGACACTATTATTGAACATCAGAACCGAATAGAAAATGTGAATCAAACATTGGAAATGGTAAAAGAACGTATAGACGGGTTGAATCCAAAAATGTTAGCAAAAAACATGGAAATTAAATCGGGTAAAACAACAGTTCCTGCTGGTCCTGTCAATATGATTGCTGACTATATGTCCAAATACAAAGAAGGCGGCAGAAAAACTAGAAAAAATAAGAAAAACAAACTAAGCAACCGCAAATCTAGAAATATGCGTAAAAGATAATGGCTCAATACTATTTTATATCATTTCACAATATTATTGAAATGATGTAATTACATTTTTACTATATATACAATATGATTTATAAACGAGTGTCAATGGTTCAGTGGGATTTTTACATTTCCAGAATGGTAATGGTATTCCGTTCTTTAAGTTGTTTTAATATATATTATATTTCGGCATTCCGTTCTTTAAGTTGTTTTAATATATATTATATTTCGGCATTCCGTTCTTTAAGTTGTTTTAATATATATTATATTTC